CAAAAACTCCCGCACCAGTCAATGACCAATACGGGAGCCTCATGAAAAGGTCTTTGCTTATCCAGTAATCTTGTCGAACTGCGCGCGAAACTCTTCCGCCGTCCCGTCCCAAAACTTGAGCGGGCTTTTCGCGTGGTGTGTGCGGTTGGCGCGAACGTCAGCGGAGTTTAGAACTTTCAGACCGAAGATTTCCCCGGTCGGAAGATATCGGTACTGTCCGCTGTATTCGTGCAAATCCTCAGGGACTTCACGCGTAACAACCCCATCGGCGCGGGCAGCCGCACCGTGGGACAGCTCCTTTTGGGTCAACTCTTCTGCGCCCTCAGGGGCAACGGTGGGGTCGGGCTTTTTCGCTTTGGGGTCAAAGTCGCCATTCTCCATATCGTCAGCGTCCAGGGCAGCCGCGAGAATATCTTCCCCCGCGCGCATGTCTGCTTTGATGACACGTCCCGCGCCGCGCCGGTCTTTGATGAGCTTTACAAGGTCTTCCTTGTTCAGCTTGGCATATTTCGATGTAGCCATTTTATTTGTTCAGTTGGTTTTCTGTTGCGCTCGGATTAAGCGTACTGAGTAGTAATCAGCGTGCCTTTGTTCGCATTGGCGATGTACGGGGCTTTGCTGGTCACTCCACGCACGATGTTGCTCTGCGTCCGTTCCTCGCGGTAAGTCTGCACCCCATAACCGTTGTCCGGGGTGAAGGAATCCCAATACGCGTTGACACCAACACCCGCGATGGTGGAGATACCCGCTTCGCTGGACAGTGCGCTGTCTTCCGTATTTCCAACCCAAGCGTAAGTGTTATTCCAAATGCGGGAGTTGACCGGCGTTGCGCCATCGGCGGCAGTGTTGTAAATGCTGGTGCCAATCAGGAACTTGGTAATTCCGATGTCGGCAAACGCCTTTACGATGTTTGCTCCGTTCACTTCCGCACCCGCACCAAGCGTGCCAATGACATAAGTTTTCAGCAAAGTCGATTGGCGGATGAGGTTGTAAACCTGTCGGGAAACAACCACCGTGTTGTAAATTTCCGACTTGTCATAACCCCGTTCCGTGGCCGCAACCACATCGGCGAAGAAGTTAATCGTAGCAAGGTTGGCGGAAGTGTAAGCGACAATTGAGTTGGTGCCTGCACCGAACGTGGTGGCATTCTGGATGGCAAGGGCGGTGAGATACTCCGTTGTAAGCTCCAGATTTTCTGCTGCGGTCATAGCCGCGAGACTTTCAATGCTGAGATAATCAGCATAATCCATTTCGACTTCATCCGGCACTTGCACTTCGCGCTTGCGAATCGCCACGCTGAACGAATCATCATTAAGCGTCATGGTCATACGCTCAACGTTCGCACCCGGAGCAGTGAGGAAATAATCATCGAGAATCCGCAAAAGTTGCGCATTGGCAACCTTCGCTTTCACGATGTGCACATTGCGCTTATTGACCGGCATGGCGGGCAAAATCTGCGCATGGATGTTGTTTTTGTTGACTCCCTGGCCTTCTTGGATGATGGCGGAAAGTTCCTGCCGGGGACGCTGTGTTGCGTTAGAATAGGCTGGCATGGTAAATTAGTTTGTGGGTTGGTTTGGTATTAAACTCGCGGCGGGGTTAGGCGATAGGGCCAAGCTCAATAACGCCAAGGGCACCGCTGGCAGTCGTTTGCAGCCATTTGCCCATGAGGACAGCGTTGGTGGTGGTCACGCCAGTAAGACCAGCCGCCATGCTGTAAGCGGCATCGCCAGCATCACAAGAAGCCTCACCGGCAATCACGGGGAGAGAACCGCCCGCATTAATCGGGGCAGCAAGCCCGCGAGTGCTAGCGGGAATGTCGATGAGGGCGATAACGTCCCCACGGACGCCAATTGCGGAAGCCGCGTAAGCAGTTCCGTTGAATGTAAGACGAGTTCCCCGCGCAACGTCAACAGCCGTCACCAGGACGGTTACTTGCAGCGGGATAATGGTGGTTGCGACGGTAGCCATAAAAGTGTTTTAGCTGTGCGGTTTTTGGTTGGCTAACGATTAGAGCGTACCGCCCGAACGCATATGAGCGTTGTAGATGTCCGGGTGATCGCGGGAAATGCGCTGCAACGCGATTCCTTCACTCTTCGCACCTGCTGCAAGATATGTCTTCACAAGAGCTTGCATGGGGGTTTCACCTTGATGCCCAATCTTGGCGAATTGCTCGCGCTGAGCCTTGGGGAAAGCCTTTTCAACCGCCGCGAGGGCAGCTTTGTCAGCGATTTCAGCAAACTTAGCTGCCATTTTTTCGCTGTCTTTATCCTCGTCCTTCTCCTTTTTCTTCTTTTTCTCCTCATCGGACTCTTCACCTTCCTCAAATTTCTTTGAGAGAGTAGAGAACTTGGTGTCAATTTCGGTCCTGATGGCACCGAATTTGGTGTCCAGCAATTCCCCAATGGTCTTCAGGTCGTTAGCGTCGAGTGGCATGTGCGTTGGTTGGTTTGGATTTTCGTTGAATAAGCTTTTGGTTGCTGCCGGTGCATCAACAATATCTACACTGTTCAGCACATGACAACGCGCAACCGCAACGTCACCACTTATTTCATAGCTGTAATCAAAGTCAATTGAATTTCCGATCTTTTTGGAGAATTTCTTAAATAGCTCGTCTACATACGGACGATGCGGGGAATTATCCATCAAGGTTAGCCCCGCGCGAACTTCATCGCCTTGACGAGTAAACCCCATGTAATCACCGACAATGTCCCGCACGGTGCATCCGTGATCCAGCTTGCACTTGGTGTTGCCGTTCTCCAAGCCGCATTTCACCACATCGTCAAGCGTTTCATCTGCGATAACGATTTGGTACTTCTGCAACTTGGCATGATCTGGATTCCCTGGCTGGTAATTCACCACCCGCGCGCCGTCCTTTACAGCATAGTGACCCTTTGCTGGTCCTTTCTGGATGACGAGTACGCCCGGATAGTAACCCGGCTTTGCGCTGTCGGGGAGAGCTTGGAACCGGGTAAAGGTTAGCGGAGTGTCAATTTCTGCGTAGATGAGTGGCATAAAAATGCGAAGTGTAAAAACTAGTTGGTGGATTCGGATTCCTGTTGAGCGGGTGGGGGTGGATTAGCCGACATAGATTGAATGAAAGGCATAACATCCGTCCATGTAATTTCAATTCCAGAGGAAGCAGACAAGCTCTTAGCCTTCTCCACGGCAATGCGGATTTTATTTTCCGCTTCATCGCCGAGTTGCATGTCAACGTCTTTCCAGTATCGACCTTCTTCCGCCGTGATTGTCGCCATCGAAGTAATGCCCTGCCGATTCTCATCCAAATTAGCTTTGCTGTCATCCCCCGTATCCGTGGTGGGGTGCGCGGGGTACATGAAAATACCTTTGTCCCAATTCTTTGTCCACGGGATAACCCCTCGATTGATGCCAGAAATGAGGGCTTTCCGCTTGATTTTGTTCAACGCAACCCGTTCCAACCACTTTTGACCGTACGGGCCGTGCTGGAAAGCCCTCTGCGCTTGACGGCTGATAAGCCGCGTATACGTGCCAGGGAGTCCCACCATAACCCATACAAAGGGGAGGGGGAGGCAAAGAGCCATAGCAATTTGTGCGAGCTTGGTGAGCAGAAATTCGGATTCGTTGTTAGACGGGTTTTCATTCTTCAGCATCTCCACGTTAAACCCTTCCTCACCATGTAGCTCCTCTCCGGGTAGCTGGTGACGAATGCGCCCGTTAGCAATGGAGAGTCCTACAGGGCCGTCTAGCCCTTGCGCGTTAGGGTCGCCATCAGGTGCGGAACCATTTGGGGTGTTGAAGACCGCCGTTTTGAATGCTGCCCACTTAATCTTGTCCATCCAAGCCGCTTCAACCTCTTTCATGTCGTGCGCGTCGTTTAAGACCGCATGCAGAGGGGTTTTTGCGCTGTATTCGTCCGTTGACTGAACCGGATTTAAACAGGAAAAGATCGAAGCTGGCACCGTTTCCACAAACTGCACCATCCCTGAAATGGTCAATTTATACAGGTCAAACCCTATAACGCTGCCATCTGGGGCAAGACGGATACCCTGAATATTATTCGGGTTGGTGTAAACCGTGCGCGGGTTCCCGATGTTGTATCCCATGATGGGCTGCAACTGAAAAGTCCCATCATCATTGTGGTGGTGAATCAACCCATGTCTTCCGTTTGAAAATACACCACCCAAACTAAGTTGGATCATGTCAATAAAGTGGAATCGACCCTGGGAATCGCAATTTTCCATCCAGTCAGGCCAGTATGCCCGATAAGCTTCATCCGCTTTCAAATCTCCCGTTTGCGGGATGTACTGAATATCCCCCAGAGCATAGATGCGATACTGGTTTGTAAGGTGGTCAATAAAGGCATTGTCTCTCCCCTGGTCCTGTGCACGCCTCTGCATAATGAGGCTATCGTACTGCCCAGACAAACTGTCAGGATTGCGCAGAGACTTCGGCGGATTGCGGGAACGCTTTGTGTCAGCGGAAGCATATTGGTGCAACTGTGCGACCTTTACCCGGCTTTGCATGCGGGCAAGTTGAACACTCGGCGCGAAAGTCCCGATTGCGCTATCCAGGACCTGCTGGAACTTGGTGCCAAAACTAATTGTGGGGGCTTTCATTTAGTATTGGTAGTAATCCTGTCCACCGCAATTGTTGAACGATGCAAACCGGCGAGCGTATCCGTTGTTCCCCGCGTTCGCTGCATTCCGTTTCCACTCAAGAGCCGATTCCACGTTAGCGAGGCTCCTTGTCAGCTTGTCAATTTCGGGCAAAGTAGTTTGCCTCCCGCTCATGGAATGGCTTTGACCTACCCCCTCAACCGCTTTTAGCTGAGTAAGAAAAGACGTTCGGAGAGCCTCAAGTGCCCCAATGGACATTGAACGGTAAGAGGTATCAACGGTTGTTTGGCTCATTGAAATCAGAGAGTGTGGCACGGAAGTTGCCTTGGGGCGAGCGAAAAAAGTTGAAACTTTTTCTTGTGCTATCACATAAGCGGGTGCATCTTGATTGTCTCATGAAAAACTTTGCTCTTATTATTACATTTCCATCTTCACCTGCCATTATTCGTTGGTTTGGCACCATCTCTGCCGCACAAGCCGCACAGAGAAACCATGCTAGGGGTAGCTCACAGCTTGTGAGTTACTGCATCGTTTCTGAAGATGAATTTAACTCGTACTGATCCTTTCTTCAATTAGCTTTCCTCGTAAGCTCGCTAGGGAAAAACCCTTGTAGCGCCGCGAGGACTAGCTGCATCTCTTCACAAGCTCTAATGTGGTCATCAGTGTTAATCATGACCCATTGGAGCTTTTTCTCCATTGTCTTTTTGTCTTCAACTTCTTTTTCTACCCAGGAAGCAAGCTGCGCCATGTAAGAGCTTTCGATCTTGGCCGTACCGCGCCAAATAAGATTACCCACGTCTGAAGGTAATCCCCATTCGGTTCCTTGGCCGTTAATGCGGTTCGCCAATACCCCCCGGACCCATTCCTTGCTGAAAATGATTCCGTGGGCATATACCCCTTTCCTACCATCGGTGAATGCCTTGTACCAGCTTGACCGCTTGTAAGGGAGCAAGACCTTAGCTGTACCGGGCTTCCGCCATTCGTATTCTTCGCGGGTAGCGTCTGCCACCATGTAGTGCCACCCTTCTGTAGCACACATTTCCTTTACCTCTTCTGTCGCGTGTCGGCTGTCAACCCCAACCCGTTTGGGCTTTACTTCGTTTTCCTCGATACGTCGCTTTACCTCGTCCCACGATTCACAGCGATAGGCATTGATGAGTCTGGATGCCCCGCCGCCGGCCCAAGCGCGGACAACGACCCAATAATGCCTTCCCCCGCGTTCCTGTACGTCTACAGTGGCAAATCGGTCCTTTTCCAGTTCCCAGAAAAATTCCATGTCCACAATCATGTAATCGCCTGTGACTTTAGCTGTACTGGAATTAGAGACGCGCCGTTGCCATGTATGCCCCATGTTCTCAATTATGAACGTCTTTAGATTGGATAAATCTCCGGTCCTTGCCTGATCGTTGGCTTTAATCCACTTCTCCATTAATGCTTCCCATGAACGCCACGGGTAAGCAATCTGGGAGACGTGGAAAGAACGATGGTCTTCTGAGGCATTTGCATTGCCGACCACGTACCCGCCTAGCCGGTTCATTTCCAGTCTGAGCGGAGTGCTATCCCGCTCCTCGCATTTGCAATCAGGGAAAGGACATTGGAACCGAACTGTTTTACGCATTTCCCGCATATTCCTTGTGCCATCGGGTGCGTCAACAGACTGCCACACGATTGTCTGTACCTCCTGTGACCAAACAAGTTGCACCAGTCTCTCACACGCGGGACAGCCTAGGTGCCAGTCTTCTTGTGACCCCCGGAGAAAATCCAAATCAATCTCGCTCCCTTCCTCCCCCGCTGTGCTGATATTTAGAAACTTGGCATCCCAGAAAGCTGAACCGCGTTCTCTAACAATCTCCCCCATGCCCTTCCATATCTTCAAATGCTTTTCGTCTGAAATAACGATTGGGGCGGATTTACCCCGTGCGTTACTTGGATTAATCCCCAAGAACTCCAGCACCATGTGTCCCAGATGTACCTGATTGTTTTTGTTTGCTCCTTTGGTGTCGGGCCAAATGCTGGATAACAGGGGTATAGACTTAATCCGTTTAAGCGCGCGGGAGGTAGCGAACATTTCCGCGTCATCATCCGTCTGTCCATAGAAAAGGACATTGCCTGGGTTGTGGAGCACGCAATAAGCGATGTACCCTTCAGAGAGCAGATTCTTTCCTCCCTGGGCTGCCCACTGTGTCGTTACCTCGCGTATGGAGGGGTCACACATCGCGTGCATAGGTTCAGCCGCCCACGGGCTGTTCTCAATGCGGAATGGCCCTGTAATAGGGGCAGGCGGGAGAAGCTCATAATGTTCCTCCATAAAGTCCAGCAAGGGTGATCGCCGAACTGTGCCGGTGCCGTAGATGTGTGTCATTCTGAAAAAGTAAAGCAGGGTGGATGTCTAGAGATAGGTACCCCGTAGACGGGCTCCTTGTCTTTATCAGGTGTGGCAAACTCCACAATGCGATCATACGTACCAATCTTCCATAGGGATAAGTCAATTTCATCCTCGTCGGAATACTCTCTGAAGATTGGGCCGTTTATTCGCGCTTTAGCCTTTGCCTCAAAAGCTTCCTGCTTTTTAATATAATGCTCAAGGAAGCCGTCCCCGCCAAACCCTTTTTTCTTAAAGGCGGCTTCTACCTTCTTACTGGCTTCCCTGAACTTCCCAAAAGCATAACCGTCCCCGCCTGTATCGGGATGCAACTTGCGAAAACCTTCTTTGATTCTACTGGAGAACTCCTTGTAAATACCGTCAAGCTCATGTTCATTCGCAATCCAGAAAGAACGCTTGGTAATGCGCTTTACATCAATGCTCAAGAAGTCCATCACATCATAAATGGTGGACCCTAGAAAGCGAACCTTTCTATTTGCTGCATTGGAAAGGCTAGTATTCATCCAAATAGTTTGTGGGTTTCGGTGCTTCCAAGGTCAAAGGCTTTTCGTCCTTCACGAATTCAGCGGCTGTTCGTCCCATCCAATCGGGGATTTTGCCTAGCTTGACCCCCATCTTGAACGTGCGGTAGATGGATGAACGCAAGGCCGGATCAAGGGTTGTGGCTATCTCGTATTTGTTCTTTCCCTCTAGCTCTGGGATGACATTGCGCAGAGCATCTGACACGCCTACGGTGTGCCATGCCAGGAGGGCGTGGACCCCTTTCACCGCATCAGCGAGGGGAATTAATTCCCCGCTCTCCCGCTTGGCGATAGACACCTTAATGTCATACTGCAAAAGTGTTTTAGATACGCTGAGCCAAGACCTACGCGCCTCCTTGACTAGTTCGGCTTTTTCTGACTTGTGCAGGTGCTTTGCTGCCTCCAACTGGTCTAGTCGCTTCTTGAGCCTCCGTTCATCGGCCTGTAGGCTTTTGAGGGTTTGGCCAACCCCACCAGCTTCTTCGGGGATGTCGTAATTGTCTTCAAAAGTGTCGTCCTCCAAACTGTTTGCGTCTGGTGCCGGAGTGGGGGTTTGTGGTGTTGTTTCTGGGGGATGCTTTTGGAACCAAGCAATAATTCTTTCGCGGTGGACTGCTCCACTTCCTTCAAATGCGTTGCAACCTTTTTGGCGTGCTTCCCGTAGGTGCACGATGTCTATTCCCAAAACTTTAGCAGCCACCTTGATGCTTGGGTAACTGCGCGGTAAGTAATCCAGCGGATTATCTGAGTCAGGCTGTTTAACCTTGGAAGGTCTACCGGGTTTTCTCTTAATTGGGGGTGACGCGATCAAATGGAAAAATCTTTAATGCTTTCTATAGGAATTATTTTTATATGTAGCAGGAAAGGTTCGATGCGACCCATTAGGCAAAAAATCATTATCTGGGAAGAGATTCCTTAGTGGGGGTAATCAATGCCCCTTTATCTCTTCTCATTTGTGAGAATGTTCTCATTATTGAGACACTTTAGATTCATTTATGGACGGATCTCCCAATTCTCTACTGGCACAAGCAATAACGCATCCGGTTTGCTACCAGCTACCACCATTGGGATTACTCCCATTATCATAATGTAAGTTCCCATTGTTGGAGGAGTTGAGCCATCCCAAGGCAGCCAGTAATGCGTCTTCATGCTCCTTCTCCTTTATTGCGCTTTTCACGCATGCGCTTCATCCGCAATGCAGCAGGTGTAGGCTCAAGCCATTTGGTAATGATCTTGATACGATTCGCCCTAGTGCTCACTGGACCAATTAAGTCCGCAAGCTCTTCTGCGTTAATGTCTCGTCGTGTCTTCATAGATTCTCCATCCATCTATCAGCTATTGCGCGATCACGCAAGCTCCTTTCATGCTCCGTAGGTCTACGCCTGTCTCTCACGTAGCCAGGATAGCTCCACACATCGCTACTTCCCACAGTGTCACACACGCTCACACTCCATTGGGCACGCACCGCGCGTTCTAGCGTGTCATACTCCACATCTGTGATGAGCCCACATCCCCACACATAATAGTTGTAGCGATGCCACAGCACCAAGTCTTCAGCATGACCTTGAGATAGAAACATGGGATGTGTTTACCCCAAATCTGTCTACCATGTCAAGCCCTTTGACAGGTTTTTACAGTACGCTGCCACGTGCCAAGACCAAAACCCACTTGCTGGCGGTATGGAACTTTTGAAATTTAGTAAAATTATTATCATCATAACATTCTTCCTTTTCTAACGAAACAGCTTTTGAAATTTGACATCTAGTCAGAGTAATGTATAAATCTGTCAAGCTACAGAGTAAAAACAGCTAAAAAAGAAGTACCTAGTGTATAGGTCAACGGTGAGAAGTTTATAGGTCAATCACGTTATTGACTCAATAGTTCACAATGTGCATCTAGGTCAAGACATGGTAAGGTCAGCACGAATTCAATCTATCTTAGTAAAATTATTGACAGATTGACCTGAACAACTTTAATACCCTAATTGATGAACTATTGAGTCAATAACGTGATTGACCTATAAACTTCTGAACTTTGGCAACGTACTAGGCAGGCTTGACAGAATGTTTTTGACCTAGTACAACACCCCCATGCCGCACATAAAAAAGCTCACTCAATCCAACATTCTAAACGCCCTTGCCCGTGGAATGACGTACGCGGAGATTGCCACCCAATTCGAGGTATCCACCAATGCTCTGTACCTCCACATGCGGCGCATCCGCCAGAAAGGGATTGAGCCAACAGACATCAACGCAGTGCGACAGCACATCCTAGGACCAAATGCAAAGCACATTGAAATCCCTACGTCACTGCCATCCCCAAAGCAGCTACAGCTTTTGCAACTGGTCAATGCTGGTCACACAATGGCAGAGATACAGGGCATCATGGGGGTTGGGGCGCAGACGACCAAGAACACAGCTTGTGAAGCATTCAAGCGAATTGGCATTGACCGCAAACGAATGGCGCGGAAAGCCTGGAGAGCCAAACTGCGTGGGTATCTGACCAGTCCCGAGCCAATTTCTGGTGTTCCCACTATGGACGATCCCTTTTTCAACTAATTTTCTTCGCGCGTAAGTGCCACAAAATCAACGGTCTAAGCATGTGAGCAAAGAAAAGCGAAAAATTTCTCTTGTGCAATCACGCAAGACGGGTTATCTCTCATGAAGTCAGAGCGACCACCGCCGAGACGAAACCAAAAACCAAGCGACCAAATGAAAAACACCACCATCTGCAAAACTCCTCGCGTGTATCTCGGCCACATGATCTGCCGTGATGGCCTCGGAGTTCAAATCTTCCACGAGGGCAGGCTCTTGCTCGGAGTTTCGCCCGCATCCTCTAACAAGGAGGTCCATCACATCATCGAGGAGCATTGCGAGGAAATGGACAAGGCGTCAAAGCTCCGCGTTCGGATGGAATCCGCCAAGCCCTCTTTCGCTGTGTAGCTTGGTCGCTGGACACTCTGCTTCGGGACTGCAACCGGGGCAGTAGTCCGGCAATCACGCTGGAGAACAAACAACGAAGCGACCAAAAACATGAGCAACACGACGACCAACGACAACGCGGCCCGCGAGACAGGGCATACACCGGGACCGTGGGACACTCGTAAAGGGTCATATGGTATTGAAATCCACGCATCAGGATATTGTATCGCGGAAATTGTCAGCGCTTTCCACGAATCTGTTGATGAAGCCAACGCCAAGTTGATTGCGGCGGCTCCTGACCTGCTGGCGGCGCTGATCTTTCTCGGCAATGACACCAACCATGCAATGACCGAAATGGCGCGAGCGAGGATGAATGAAGCCATCGCCAAAGCAACGGGCAAACTTTCGTAACCAATGAAGCTCTCTTTCTTCCACAACAAACCCGCAACCAAACGACTCGGCATCATCCGCTATCGCAACGTCACCACGGTATACCTTGGGCCGTTGTTCATCCTTGTTCATCCTCATCGTCCGCTAACCCCACACAACATGACCACTATTGAACTGATCGACACCACAGGCAACACAGAGAAAAGCGTCGCCATCATCGCCGTAGACGGCATCCGTATCGTCTCCGGCATCATGCAAATCACCATTAAGGAAAAAGGCGCGAGGGTTTACTTCCTGGGCACACTCGCGGAGCATGAGATTGAGTGCGAACGCAACAGCCACACCAAAGACACTATTGACCTTGACCCCACCGCCACTGACTTTGACATCGTAATTAGCTAATCAATGCCATGAAACCTCAACTTACTGAAGCACAGAAAGAGCAGATTTACAGAGACAATAAGGAGCTAATTACCCCCTTGGTAGTAAACCGCCTTGGTGGCTATGTAAAAGCTGTCATTATGAAATACGATGGTGGCGGATGCGGTGGCTTGCGTGCCATCCCTTGGCATAATCAAGTATCATTTCGCTATGATATTAGGGAACTGCTCAAACACTTCAATTTTAATATCGCTGACGTACCGTCAATCCCACCAATCCCCCGGCTACCTTACATCCTACGTCAAATGACTTATCCCCGCCGCAAACCCCGCTACCAAGCATCGTTCCTCCCCATCAAAGGCAAAGGCCGCTACTACAAACCCTAATTTATGATCATCGTCGACATCGAAACAACCGGACTGGACCCCAAACGCCATTGCATGCTATCGCTTGGCGCGGTGGATTACAACACAGGACAGGAATTCTACGGGGAATGCTCTATCTACCATGATAGCCTTGTGGACCTTACAGCTATGGACATCAACGGGATGAACATTAACCAGCATATGCCAATTGCCAGAGGGGATTTTACTCCTGGATTGAAACAGAAGCGGTTTGCACATGAGCTTTATTGGCAATTTGTCCAATGGGCCACACACCACGCAACAGAAAGTGAGCTGTTAGTTAATGGCATGATCCTCGCCGGTCACAACATCGGTCATTTTGACATCCTCTTTCTAGAGCACTACGCAAAGAGCTTCAACAGTCCATTCCCATTCTCCTACAGAACGGTTGACCTGCACTCACTGGCTTACTTTGTGTTTGGCAAGTCAATGAAGCACTCCGAGATATGCACCGCACTCGGATTACCTCAGGAGCCAAAACCTCACCACGCCCTAGAAGGCGCACGGAGCGAATACCAAGCGTTCAAGAAGCTATTTGCCGTGCAAGCTGACTTGGTTAAATCAGTAAGCACATTGCAAGATACAATCACGCGGAATAACTCACTCATGATGGAAGGGGCTAACGTATTGGAGGAGCGCCGCGCCCGAATTGAATCTTTGGAAAGCATTCTTGAAGACCTAAGACAGGAGGCTATGGATAGAAACCTTCTTGACTAAGTAAGCAAGAAGCCTCATGATGCACCGATGAAATCCACTGCCGCTCCACCCAAAACCCTCAATAAGCAAGTTGGTGCCAACGTGCGCCAAGCCAGGGAGGCAGCGGGTAAAACCCAGCTTGCCCTTGCTCACGAAATCGGGTGGGCAGGAGATGACGCCGGTGCACAAATCTCGCTCTATGAGAGCGGCCAAAAAGAACCCCGCATATCCACCCTCACCCGCATTGCAGCCGCGTTGGGTGTATCAATCGACGTGCTGCTAAAGACAAAATGAATACAAAGCCAGAGACTAAAATTGAGCTTACACGCGTTGTTGTAGGACAGGACGAAATTGCTATCCCAATTGCATTCCTGTTACGAGTTACAGATGAATTCAAAGCCGCCTATTCAGGCAGGATGCTCGAAGGGCAGCAGTTCAAAGCTAAATACGTGCACAATACCAGTACATATGGGCGCCCCGCGCCCGATTGGGTAGAGCTTACACTCATTGCAAATTACACCGCAGACGGGTGGGTTATAACGTACAAAGGCAAAATAGCTTTTTAGCCATGCCCTCCCTCACTGAACTAAAGCGCCAGGGATACCGCTTACAGCGCGTTGCGTCTCATGGGGCCACGATAACCCTTGTCGCGGGCTACGGCTATTACAGCGCGCTTTTCGAGTGTGCCAACTACATTGCCGGCGTTCTCGGCACCCGCGATCTACAGGACATCGGCGATGGACTGCTAGAGGTTATTCCCCATTATCGCATCCCCACCGAAGACCTGTTTGAAGCTCTCACCAAGCTCTCAAAGAAGTTTTCGATTGCCCTTGTCGAGTACAACTGCGCGGGCAAGAATGGTGGTCAGTTCATCGGTATCTGGCGCATTAACCGCGTTGGTTGCACCTCAGAATTGCCAATTGAAAACATAACTCTAGAAGCGCCATTAGAGCAATTCTCAATTGTTGATATGACCCCGGTTAGTTCTCCGCCCCTTACCAATTATTTAGATGAATATTGACCCCATAGAAAAAGCCAAAAAGGATATTTGGAATGGTTCATCCCCCATAGCCCAGTGGCTAATCCACAATCTTGGGATGGCACGGGTAGCTTTTGATGAAGCGGGAATAAAACTACTATCCCCAGAAGAGTTTAAGAAAGAGCTAATCCACCGCCTAACCGTTGTCATCAAGTAGTGTCCACACGCTACTTCCAAGGTTCATCCGTCACCGGACCAGTTAAAGCTAGTGCCGCGCGAACCTTTCGCGAGGTAATAGACACTCTCCGTATGCCTTCAACTCTGGGGATGACCCGTGCGGCCTTTCTGGCGCTTGACGAGAAAAAACGTAATGAAGCCAAACAAGTTCCATTCTTTGTTGCGGCTGTATTCAAACAGTCACCTAGCGAACGGGTGTATAGTGAAGCTCTCCATTGCAATCTCATCTTTCTGGATATTGACCCGGAGAAGCAGCAAATCAATGGTAAGTGGCAAGAGACCGGGCGCTATCCCGCCGCCCCCTTTGTCAAAGACCCCGACAGCCTTTACACCGCGCTGGCTGGCTTCAACTTCGCGGCACACCTGACAGCCTCTAGCACGCCGGAGAAACCCCGCATGCGCATCATTGTGGACGCGGAGAAAATCCCTTTGGCGGGCTACCCAAGGGCTGCAATGGCAATTGGTGCTTTGTTAGGGCTTCCCACGATCACCAAGGAGAGCAAAGTCAGCGTACAGCCGATGTTTCTGCCTGTCATGTTCGCTGACAGCACAGAGGAAGAACACCCGCTCATTGCTTGGTGTCTGGATGGGCAGCCGTTCACTGTCAACGACATTGGGGAAGGGCTGTTCCCCGAATTTGACGTACCCAATACACGCTCAGTAGCGGGAGAAGCTGGATTAGATGCACTCGAATTTCTTCGCGCACCTGTACCTGAGATTTCTCTAGGAATTGCCAAAGAAGCTCTCTACGCGATTGACGCTGACGTGAGCCGTGCAGAATGGCTTAGCTTAGGTGCCGCTCTCAAACACCAGTTTGCCCCGGCAAAAGAGGATGAGGCATTCGAGCTTTGGGACGAGTGGAGCCAAACAGGGGCAAAGTATGGTGGGGAAAAGGAAATGCAAACTATTTGGAACAGCTTGCGGCCAACCCCCATCGGGCGAGTACCTGTCACCATTAGGAGCCTCTTGCGTGCCGCATCAGCAGCCGGGTGGGATGACAAAAAGGTAAAGGAGAATTGCTTTAATCAGATCGTCCAATGGATTGACCAATCGGAAAGTGTGTTTGCTTTAATGGATCACGGCATACAAAAGATAATGGGGACACCCCTGTTAACCGCTGTACAAGAGGATGTGCTGGTACACATGCTTTGTTCAACAGCGAAAAAGAGATTTGCTCACCCCATTTCCGCGACAGCAATCAGAAAGGACATGAAGCGGATAAGGGATGAAATAAAGAGCCAGGAAAAGCCAGGAGAGAAAACCCGTGAGCCTCTATGGGCCAAAGGAGTTTGTTACATCGGTGCAACTCAGCAATTTTACCGACATAGGACAGGCGAGAAGTTTACCACGGATTCGCTTAATGCCATGTTCGGGCGGCACCTGTTACCTTCTGAGGATTCGCTCAAATCCGCTGGCATACCTGTTACACCCGCCACGCTGAGCAAGCCGATTGTGCAACCGGCGGATTTTGCGTTGAACCATCTTAAGATCGTCACCGTTTATGATTTGGACTATGACCCTAGCCAGCCGATGGAAATGTTTTTCATCCACAATGGCAAACGATACGTCAACACGTATTCCCCCACATACCCGCAACTTGACCCCCAGCACGCGCAAGAGGCTGGTGAAGCTCTACAGCGTCACCTAGCAAACCTGATTGCCGAACCGGAGTACATCCGCACCCTTTTGGACTTCATGGCTTACATGGTCCAATTCCCCGGCCGCAAAATACGTTGGGCACCATTCATCCAAGGAGCCGAAGGGGCGGGTAAAACTTATTTGGCAAATGTCATGCGAGCGGTACTAGGGAAAGGGCACGTAAGGACAATTGGGGATGAGACGATCAAGAAAGGCTGGACGGAATGGAGCTTTGGCAAACAACTGGTCGTGTTGGAGGAAGTCTATGCTAGTGGTGCCAGCCGTCACGCGGTCATGAACACACTGAAAAAGCTGATAACGAATGACGACATTCCAATTGAACAGCGCAATCGGGATTCGCGAGAAGTAGAGAACAAGACCAATTACCTCATGTTTTCCAATCATCACGACGCTCTTGCGCTCACCCCCAATGACCGGCGTTACTTCGTGGTCAAGTCTGCGCTGCAAACAAAAGGGCAGGTGATGGCATTGGGGGAGCAATATTTTCACAAGCTCTTTGGGTTGCTCGCGGCTTATCCTGGTGCGTTTCGGTCTTTCCTCATGGATTGGGAAATATCACCTGACTTCCGCGCCGATGGACACGCACCCCGTACCAAGTACGTCTCTGAGATGGTCAATGACTCAGCGGGGGACGTGACAGCCGCCGTGCGGCGAATGCTCTTGGAGGGAGATTACCCGTTACTCCAATATGACATCGTATCAGCGAAAACCGTGCTAGATGCTCTCCACTTGGAGGAAGGACTTACTCGCGCAACTTCTCAGCAAGTGGCACAGATTTTGCGGGAGGAAGGTTTGCGGCAAATTGGACGGCACTTGTTAGGCGGTGTCCGACAGTACATTTGGGCTCGCTCGGAGATAAGCGAAACTGCTGCTTTGGACACAGCCGCCGACCGTTTGCGGGATAATCGGGTGCATCTGTGCATGGAATTGCTGTGGTAACTCATTGAAAATGAGCACTTTGGGCACGGAGCCAAATTATTTTGTAAAAAGCTCTTGCGTATTCACACAAGAGGGTGCATCTTGATCGCCTCATGAAAACAAAATGTATCTGGCGTGTTTATGTCTGCTCGGACTGCGGGAAATCCCGCAACCCATACAACAAGATGTGCAATTTTTGCCACAGTTTCGAACTGCCGACTTTATACCCGCCAATCTCACAAAAGATTCTTCTTGCACAATCACACAACTTACTCTAAAAACACCACACCTCATGAACCCAACTCCTCCATGCCCCCGATGCTCTGTTTGCGGGGGGAATCACTTAACGATCAACTGTGCAGGGATACTACGGGTGCCACTCATTCCGCACCCAGATAATCTTCCCGAACCTACGCGCCAAGCTGTCCATTGCTCCATTTGTGGCGGGGATCATTTTGCAATCAACTGCAATCGGATAAACGTCCAGTCTTCTGTCCGAAACCAAAAGCTCCATGCCTCTTTCCGCCGTCTCGCGGAAGCATGGGTATACGCAACAAACACTTTCGCCGACTTCACCGCGAGTGTACTTGACCGGCTCACTGTTGAGCATACCGCATTCAGCAGCTTCTCTATTCTGGTCAACGCCGAAGGCGGTTATTTCCCGTCTATTCCGTATGCTCCTGAGCATTACAATCCTGGCGGCATTGTGACCCTTACCAGCAGGAGAAAGGTCACACTGGAAATCTATTATGCGGAATTAGACTTGCTCGCCACCGCTTACAATCTGGCACAGGAAGCCCGCAACGACCCCCGCCGCGCTTACAGGTCATGAAAATACGTATCATTTCGGTTAAAGAGCAAGGAAGAAAGGTTGTGTTATCTCTTGCTTGCCGCCATGCTCTCACCAAGGAACTAAACTGGTGGCAACGTAGACACGGATTCCGACACGATTACGCACACTGCCCTCAATGCGGAGGTTTCAAATGAAGTTCCTCATCAATTCCCTGGCGTCCTTTATTGTCGACTGGCTTTCCAGCCTCACCCACAAACCCAATAAGCGCCAACGCATCCAAGGGCTTTCCTTTTCACTCCGTCACTTCAACTCACCCAAAATCTACCTACCCAAATAAACATGAGCCCCAACATTGCCAATAACTGCTACCGTCTCCCGCGTTACCGTCAGGTGAAGCAAGAGCTTTCCGCGCAGGAAAAGAAAACCAACCCACAAGATTACCGAATGGTAACTGTGGAAATACCTCCGAAACCTCGCCGGTTGCGTGGCCGAATGGGGCGCAAACGTAAGCATTTTCACACGTTCGCTTAGCACTCCATTTTCAGAAAACAACCAACAAACCAAATACCATGTCCAGTACGAAAGACCTACCCGCCAGTGTAACCGCCTCCACCCTTGAACAGCTTTTCCGAGGGAAAACGGAAGGGGTTGATAAGACTTCCATTTTTCCGATTGACCCGGAGCTTGTCGAATTCGAGCCAAACTTCAATCTTCGGGATTACGAGAACGACGATATTACCAAAGCCCACGCGGAACGGATGTACCTCGCAATGAAGGAAGGTGCGTCATTCCCTCCGATTGATGTGCGGGTGTCGGCAGGCAAAGTGATTTGCGTGGAAGGCCACGGGCGAGTGATCGCAGCCAAGCGGCTACGGGAGGAAGTCCCCAGCTACCGTTTGCAGGCTCGCCAGTTCAACGGGAACGAACAAGAGCGTGTCCTGCACATGCTTGGAACCGGCAGCGGGCAAAAGCCTCTTACCCCTCTTGAGCAGGGATTGGGCTTCCTCCGGCTTAAGCGTTACGGGATGACAGACCAACAGATTGCCCAGAAACTAGGCATTTCGACCGTCACCGTTGCCAATAATCTCATCTTGGCGGATGCCCCGGTTGATTTGCAAAACCTCATCCGTTCGGGCGACGTGGCGAGCACTACAGTACGAGACGCGATGAAGCAAGGCGAGGCTGGCGTTAACGCGCTCTTGGACGCTGCTACATCCCCGCAACCGGCTGCCACAAACAAAGATGGCAAGAAGTCCAAGAAAAAGACTGTGACAGCCAAGACGCTCAAGGGCACGGCAGCGGACAAGAAAGCCAAGCCGAAAAAGCCTGAGAAGAAAAAGACGGTAAAGAATTGGAACAAGATGACGGGGAACAGCGTGGCAATCCCGGAAAAGAAGGATGCACCAATCACCTTGGCGCAGTACGAGAAGCTAATTCCTGCCGCACCTGTCAGGGATGAGTATCTTGACCTCATTACGAGCAAGCTGCCCGTCGCCGATGACGAAATTATGGTCAAGGTCAAAAAATCGGATGCGCAAGCAGTCATTGACTTCCTTCGCGCCAACGCTCCCGATGACGCGCAACCGCTGAAAGACTTTGCGGCCGCAATCGAAGTGCTCTTGATGTAACCATTTACGCTCCTATAGCCCAACGGCAGAGGCAACAGACTTAAAATCTGTCAAGTGTTGGTTCGAGTCCAACTAGGAGCACCATTTTCCAAACACAAAAAACCACACATGCCTAATCAACCATACTCCGTACAATCCAAAAAGACCGGCAAGGGTTATTTCTTGCACGGTCGCAAGGTAAACCTAAAAGGTGGTCGCGAAATGACCATTTATTTCTTCGGCAGTAAAGCCCAGGAAGACACTCTCGACGCTTTGCCCGAAGGGTACGAAGTGAGCGAAAATACCCACACAGGACTTCCCTTGCTCAAGAAAAAGAAGTAGCCTAACAACCTTCTCCCCCAGAAGCAAAAACACAACAAAACCAAAATACAAAGACACTATGAAACATTGGATTATCGCGGCTGCCATTTTCGCCGCTATCGCTGAAGCAATCAACGCGGAACTGTCTCCCGATGAGGTTGGCGCGTCCACCGCCGCAACTGGTGGAGCCGCAGAAGGCGAACCGGCAAAGCGCCGTGGCCGTCCTCCGGGCAGCACCAATACACCTAAGCCAGCTGAAACGCCGGCTGCCTCCACACCCGCCGCAAGTGCGGAAACCCCTGAACAGGCTCTTGAGAAGCGTAAAGCCATCATCAAGCCGTACGTTGATGCCCAGAAAGGTGAAGAGGTCAAGAAGATCATCGCGAAGTACAGCACGACCGGGCTGAAGGACATCCCCGACGCCAAACTCGCCGAGTTCAAGAACGACCTCGCCACGCTCGACTACTAACCCCCCGTCTCTTCATACACAGCCTCTCGCACGTGACAGGTCCGGGGGGCTGTAATGAGGAAATAACGAATATGACTACACACGAACTATTACAATTAGCTTTCGCACTCTTCTTTGGAGGAGCAGGATTATTTCTACTGGTAGCCACACTAGGCTTATTCATTCTCATTTTGAAGCTTAATAATGACGAACTGTAATGGCTACTTGGAAAAAGCAACGAAGGATTGACCTAAACCCGTCATCGGCGGATAGATGGACTACCTGCACTGCGTCTCCCAAATACATTTACGACAATTGGGATAAACTGCCTGAGCAAGATAGGACGTTCGCCGATGAAGGTACAACCGCGCATGAGGTAGCAGCCGCCATGCTGCAAAACCGTCCAGTCAATCCTAAAGACTGCCCTGTGCCGGTCAAGCCCGAAATGAATTGGCACGCATGGGAGTACATGGAATTCGTTGAAGGACTACGCGAAGAAGGTGGAAGAATCCTGGTAGAGCAAAAGCTACCGCTCTTCTATGCCGAAGGACGGAACGCGATTGTAGACGCTGCCATTATCAATCCGAATAGTTTGCACATTGTCGATTACAAGTATGGAGAGGGAATAATTGTGGACCCCACAAACAATTTGCAGGCGACGATTTACGCCAAGTCAGTTGTGTGGGCAGTCTTAAATTCCAGAAACGACCCAAAAGGGGTAGACGATTTCCCCATCTCGATTACCATCTATCAGCCACGCACCCGCAACACTGAGGATGCTCCATACCATACTTGGCATACAACTTGGGGGGTTATTGCAGAGAAAGCCAAATTCATCTCTATGGTAGCAGACTCCATTAGGGAATGGTGGTCTACAGATATAAAAATTGTATTCGCCCCATCTGCCAAAGCATGCCAATGGTGCCCAGCCAAAGGGTTTTGCGAGGCTAGACCTATTGGACTCATGAAGGAAGTGAGCGACCTTTCTTTGACCGAAGAACAGCGGTTATCCGCCATCCTGACACACGGCGACCAAATCAAGAAATGGCTGACTGACCGCGAAGCTTATGCCCTGCAACTCATGAGCCGGGGGACAGCTATCCCCGGTCACAAGCTGGCACTCTCACGCGGCGGCAATCGTTATTGGCGTGACCCACAGCTAGCCGGTAAGCTGTTGCTCAAAGAAACCATCCTTACCCGTGACGAGGTATATGAGGAAAAGGTAATTGGCCCCGCTGCCGTTGAGAAGCTACTCGGCAAAGGGCGATTCCCCAAAGATGTTTTCAACCTCATTGCCAAAGCACCAGGACAGCCTATTATCGTTCCTGAGGATGACCCCCGCACGAGTATGCTGATTTACGGTACCAAAGAATTCGCAGACTTAGATGCATGACATTATGGCACTTATGGCAACTTTCATAAATCTTAAGTATGGTTTAAGTGAGCTATACACAATCCCCAGCTACACAGTAACTCAATCCCGCGACAACTTTGCCATCGCTTCAAAAGATGGAAACGAATACTTTTTCGACAAAATTGAAGGGGGTTTCCGGCTTTATCCAAAAATAAATGGCAGGATTCACACAGATAAAGCAATCACAGTTTCAGTACCAACCAAAACACCACATGTCAGACCCTAATCAAAAAGACCCCGCTATCTTCACTCTGCCGCAAGTCAGACTTTCTTTCCCCCATCTGTTCACCGCCCACGCGATGAAGGACTCGGCGGGTAAAGAACAAGAGCCGAAGTTCTCCGCAACTTTCCTGCTGGATAACACAACACATGGTCCTCTCATGGACCAGATGGACCGGGTAGCCGACCGGCTTTGCTTGGATGAATTCAAGAAACCCCGTGGCCCATGGCTCAAGTATTGCCTGCGCGACGGCAACGAAAAAAGCGATTTGGAGGGATACGGCGACGGAGTTAGCTTTATCTCTGCCAGCAACAAGGTTCGCCCTGGTGTGGTTGACCGTCGCACTAACCCGCTCACCGAACAAGACGGGGTTATCTACGCTGGTTGCTACGTCAACGCCATCATCCGCTTGTGGGTGCAAAACAACGGATGGGGCAAGCGTATCAACGCGCAGTTGCAGTGCGTCCAATTCGTGAAAGACGGGGACAGCTTCGGAGCTACCACCATTGACCCCACAAAGGCTTTTTCCTCATTGGACGATGCCAACGAACAAGCCCAGATCGCCAGCAACAGCGGACGCAGCCGGGGCTCAGGACGGAGCAGCGCGGGAACGCCAAGCAACTTGGATAGCTACTAGTCTTATGCCAAAAAAGAACGAAAAATTAAAAGACCCAATGTTACCATTGACCTGGACTGGCTGGGATGGTGATCATGCGGAGTGTCTGATTTTGTATAATCCAGTTTTTATTGAGGACTTCGGACCAGTGAAAAAAGGTGATAGTTTTGATAGTGCTGCCTTGATTACACAATCCGCAAAGCTGGAACTGTACAACGAGGCAGGCAACGTGTTGCATACAATACAAGTTCGGATAACCCCAAAATAGAGATTAATGCCCCAACGTCTCCACATAGACTTCGAGACATTCTCGGAGATAGACCTAAACGACGTTGGGGCATATCGCTACGCATTTGACCCTAGCACGGAAATTCTCTGTGCAGCAATGGCGATAGACGATGAGCCACCTTGTATATGGACGATGACAGGAGACTGGCAAGGTGATGTAGAACGATGCTTTGACGCACTGGAAAATCCTGAGGTACTGGTCTATGCATTCAACGCGCAATTCGAGATAGCTATTTCGAGTGCGCTAATGTGGAAAACGTGGGGTGTCAATCCGCCCCACCTTGCCCGCTGGCGTTGTGCGATGTCCATTGCCCGCCGTGCCGCATTGCCCGGGAGCCTAGAGAAGCTTGGGGACGCGTTGAACCTCACCACGGTAAAAGACAAAGTGGGGAAAGGACTTATCAAGCGATTTTGCATGATGCAGAAAGCCAAGGATGCGACGTTGAAGAAACCCGCTGTTCCGGCACATCGCATTTATCCCCAGGATGACCCCAAGGCTTTTCACGATTTCTGCGAGTATTGCAAAACAGATGTGATCGTGGAACGGTCGGCAACCAAACTACTTTCTTACTTCGATGAGCCAATTAATAATGCCAACTACACCTTGCATGAAACGATTAACGCTCGCGGGGTTGCTGTCAATTTGGATGCGTTGCGCCACGCCCAATTGCTTATCGATGAGGAAAGTGAGCTGGTGGGGTTACGATTTCGAAATCTGGTTGGATTTGAGTATACTCAAAATAAGGTCTTGCTAGCTTGGCTTCATTCCCAGGGCTGTCACTTGGACAATTTGCAAGCTGAGACAATTGAGACATTTCTGGATGAACATGAAACAGAGACATGCAAAATCTGCAATGGTGCAGGCGAGATAGATGAGACTGACGGGGAACAGCCTTTTGATTATTGGGTTCCGTGTCCAAGCTGCAAAAGTCCAGCAGTGCAAGCCCTTCGCATGAAGCAATCAGTTGCTTACGTGTCAATTAAGAAGGTGCAAACGATGCTCGATTGCGCGGGGCCGAACGATAACCGCATCCGGGGTATGCTGAATCACCACGGAGCTACTACAGGCCGTTCGACCAATAGCCTTGTGCAGTTTCAAAACATGAAGCGCCCCGCCGGCCACTTGGCGGCAGAGACGAGCAAGGGCTCAGGAATTACGTGGTCGGAAGTGGCTTACAAAGCTATTTGCGATGGCATTAGCCGTGATGATCTTGAACTGTTCTTCGGCCCCGTGCTTGAAGTGATTAGCAGTTGCATTCGGCATTTCGTTCACGACGTATGAGATACCCACGTAATTTTGCTTTAATTGTACGCGGTTTGCCTCCGTTCATTCTTCGGAGGACACAACAGGAAAAGACGTGGGGTAAGTTTGTTGAACAGAAACTTACTAACGGGAAAACTTTGCTCTATCTTGTAAAAGGTAGACACAAGGTAAAGCCGTGGCTTTCTAACGAGGAGCGGGAAGAAAGAAAACAGCGTAGCCGGAAAAGAATTTATGATACACTTAAGACAAAGGGAGTTAGCGTAAAAGAAACTGAGGGGGCATCCGAAAAGCAGTTGAAGACAGCTAACTATAAAAGGATTAGACACCTAATCCGAAGCGCACGGATTTGTAAACACGCTTCTGCAATCTGGCTTATGAAACGAAAGTCTCCTTGGCTATGAGTCGACCACTATTCGACGCTGATTATTCCGCCATTGAAGCTCGCATCGTTTGCTGGCTGGCGGGGCAGGAAGACGCTCTCGAGGAGTACAGGCAAGGCATTGACCGTTACAAGGTCATGGCATCGTACATTTTCGGTGTGCCTTATTCGGAAGTAAACAAGTTCCCGCAACGCTTTGTGGGGAAAGAAGCGATCTTGATGTGTGGCTTTCAAGGCGGCGGGGATAAGCTAAGGCGGTCGTGTGAGAAGAAAGGGTATAAAACATTGCCAGTCGGGCAGGAGCACACGGTTACGGAGGCTTTCAGGAAGAAGCATCCCAGGATTAAAAGCTACTGGTACGATACGGAATTTGCTGCACAGCAAGCCGTTCTCCACAAAGGCACTCCATTCCGCGTACGCAATAACCGCTTTGGCGATTACCCGGTCCCAATCGTCTACCAGTGCAAAGAGATTGGAGGAATGTGGTTCCTGCTCTGCAAACTCCCATCAGGGAGAGAACTGGCATACCCCAGACCACAGCTTGTGCCAAGTAGGTTTGAAGGGAAGTCGATGATTCGCTTTTTCGGCAAGATCGGTATGACGGTGAATTGGGGGAATGCTGATACGTACGGCGGAAAGCTGGTGGAGAACAACACTCAAGCGGTTGACGCGGATATAATGAATGGAGGAATGCACAATGCCGAAAACGCCGGGTACGAGGTATTGATTAACGTTCATGATCAGGTCTTGACCTACTCAAAAGAGGGACAAAGCTCAGTGGAACTGGTAGGACATCTGAAAAGAGCGCCAGCGTGGGCCGATGGCCTCCCCATCGAAGCCGAAGGGGGTGAAGTTCCTTTCTACAAGAAAGACTAAATTTTCTCTTGTGCTTCTACGCAAGATCGTTCACCCTCTTTTTCCTTCAATGACTCCCGAAATACAAAACGCACTCAACTTGATTTGCGAGGAACTAATGTTCCTGCCGCTCACGCAAAAGGTGGAGACGCTAAATCGAATCAAGCTCGCGCTGCATAAGGAAAGCCCATTCCATCTTGAACCCGTTGACTGTGTGCTATGGGTCCCACAGTCCTCTGTACGTGCGAACGATTACAACCCCAACTCAGTTGCGCCCCCGGAAATGGAGTTGCTAAAAACCTCCATTCTGCAAGACGGCTACACGCAACCTATTGTGGGTTGGCGCGTACCCGATGGAACCGAAGTAGTTGACGGGTTCCATCGTCATCGAGTTGGGAAAGAATGTCAGGAAGTGAGAGATAGGATTCAAGGCTTTTTGCCCGTGGCGTTCATCAACCCGGAGCGTGAAGACAAAGGCGACCGCATTGCCTCCACGATTCGCCACAACCGCGCCAGGGGTAAGCACAAGGTGGAAGCAATGTCAGACATCGTGATTGAGCTAAAGCGCCGGAATTGGAGCGATGAGAAGATCGCAAAGAATCTTGGCATGGACGCAGATGAAGTATTGAGGCTTTGTCAGATTACCGGACTCGCCGAAATGTTCGCAGACAATGATTTTTCCGAATCATGGGACCTGAATATCGTTGAGGAGCCTACAGCATTGGAGGAAGAACTGTGAAACGCATTTTCCATACTTGGGAAAAGTGGGAATGCTACCCTGCTGGCTTTTATGAGAATCAGCCTAAAGAGAACTTGTCTAAAGAGCAGTGTGAGGAGATTTATGCCAAACTCCTAAAGAACATCCCAGAATTTCGGTTGGCGCTAAAACGGGTTATCACTGAGTGGGTAAAATCATGCGAGCAATATCTATCCAATGACAAAATGAACCGCATTGCATGGCTAGGGCAAGCTTCGTTGTGCATCGCAAAAGGTATCCCAGCTAATTACCGGAACGGGTTTAACCTCCTCTCCCCAAATGAGCAAGAACGGGCTAACCAAGCCGCCCTTGATGCGCTCAACGAATGGCTCGCACGTTACAATGAAAAGCCTGTAACGATGGAAGGCGCGGGAGTAAACGCCAAAGCTGATCTATACTAATGAGCACTCTGAAAAAAGGAGCTGGGGTTAACGTCTACCAAGCGGCGCAAAGCCGGGTTGAGTATGCGTTTGACAATTTCGAGAAAGTCTATGTATCTTTTTCCGGGGGGAAAGATTCCTCTGTAATGTTCCATCTGGTGGCTGCCGAAGCGATCAAGCGCAAAAGGAAAATTGGAATTCTCATTATCGACCTTGAAGCGCAATACACGCTCACGATTAAACATATCATGGATATGATCGTGGTTTATGCGGACATCGTGGACATGCATTGGGTTTGTCTTCCGATGCTCCTCCGCAATGCCGTCAGCAATTATGAGCCTAGGTGGTGTTGCTGGGAAGAAGAGAAAAAGGGGGCGTGGGTGCGAGATAAACCTGTTTGGGCTAGACCGGCAAGCACCTATCCGTTTTTTGAAGACAAGATGGAGTTTGAGGAGTTTATGGTACTTTGGGGAGTGTGGTATTCAGAAGGAAAATCAACTGCGGCTTGTGTGGGGATTCGTTGCGATGAGAGTCTAAACCGTTTTCGCACCATTGCTTCTAAGACAAAAGAAATGCACGGTGAAGCCCGGTTCACCACTAAAGTGACGGATAACCTCTTCAACTTGTATCCCATTTACGATTGGAAAACGGCAGACGTTTGGACGTACCACGCCAAGCATCCAGATAAAGCGCATAACGCTATTTATGACCGGATGCAGATGGCAGGAGTGCCATTGAGCAAGATGAGGCTTTGCCAGCCGTACGGGGATGACCAGAGGCGTGGGTTGTGGCTCTTTCACCTGCTGGAGCCTGAGACATGGTTCAAAGTGGTTGCTCGCGTCAATGGGGCCAATAGCGGTGCCCTGTACATCGAAGAAACGGGGAACATGACCGGGTATAACAAGATCACCAAGCCACCAGGGCACACTTGGAAATCATTTTGCAACCTCCTGTTGAAATCGCTTCCGGCGAAAACACGGGAACACTACATCGAACGGTTCCGCTCTTTCATTGGTGGATGGCGCGGGCGCGGGTATGACCAGATTCCCGAAGAAGCACCAAGGGTTCTCGAGAATAAGCATTGGGCACCATCCTGGCGTCGGCTGTGCAAGGTGTTGCTCCGTAACGACCATTGGTGTAAAGGTCTAGGGCTTACCCAGCCCAAGAGCGCCGCCTATGAGCGTTACATGGATTTGAAGAAAAACGGCAGCTTAGCAAAATCCGAAGAATGAAACTCACACCGCGCGAAAGAGCCGAAGCACTTCTAGAAATCCACGGAGGCGCTTGTTCGGTAGATGGGGACTCAGATCTTGTGGAGCCCTTCCGAGATATGGAGCGAGAAAGACTTGTGCGAATGTCACCTATTGGGTTTGGGCCGTTCAAAGGGTTCGATGTGCTCCGCAAAAACTACGTACCTGTGAGGGTGTCGAAAGAAAGCGAAATATGAAGCTCAAAATAATCCGTCCCAACCCTTTAGAAAAGGACATTGAAAAAGCTGTGTGCGATCATGCCAAACAACTTGGTTGCCTCTGCTACAAATTCACGTCCCCAAGCAAGCGGAGCGTCCCTGACAGGCTCTTTATCCTCCCCGATGGCAAAGGGGTGTTCTTCATCGAATTCAAGCGCAGAGGGCAGAAGCCAACGGCGGGGCAGGAAATCGAAATTGCTAAAATCCGCGCGAAGGGTGTTCGGGTGTACGTGGTGGACAATAAAGACGCAGGACGATGCGTCATTGCGGATATGATGCACAGAGCAAAGCAGACAAACAATTTAGACGAATACTGATATGAACTGGCTCACCAAACTCTTTGAGAAGCCCAAAAAGCAGGAACCGTTGACCAGCCAAGGCAGGACGGGACAAATATTCCATGTCTCTTGTTCTCAGTGTAACTCTTCCTGGTATGTGTTCGACCCTGAGACGGACCCCGTTTACCATTGCTGCTATTGCGGGATAACCTTTACGGGCCGCACGAAAGTTCCAATCACACAATAATATGCCAATAGACACCAAAGCAATTTTTGAAGAGGTAAGGAAAAACCATACCAAGCTAGCAAGCTGTAATCGGCACAGATTCAAACGAATCGAGTTAATCAGATTCTCAAAATTTCAATGTGGATCATGTGGCGGAACCGTAGATAACATGGCACGTTTTTGGTATGAAATGGGGATCAAGCACGCGAGCCAATGATCTTCACCCCGGCAGAACCACAGCAGATAATTAAAGACCATTTGCTCACGACGCAAGATGCTCTCCTTTTCGTGGGGATGGGCATTGGCAAGAGCGCGGCATGTCTGGACACCCTCAATGAGCTATTCAGCACAGCGGCAGCCTTTGGGGCGCTTATCGTGGCTCCTTTGCGTGTCGCTAACCTAACGTGGCCGATGGAGGTTAGGGGGTGGGACCAATTTAGCTGGATGCGAGTTGCCAATCTTCGCACAGAAGCGGGGCAGCGAGCTTTCTTAAATGGCAGAGCACATATCTACACGATCAATTATGAAGCTCTGAACACATTGGTTTCATTGGTTGACCGCAGGGGAGGCAAATTGCCTTATGACGTGGTTATTTTTGACGAACTTACCCGCGCGAAGAATCCAAGCTCTAAGCGAATTAACCTGTATCGTCGAAAGGTGCCACGGGCTGAACGCCAATGGGGGCTCACCGGCACACCCGCTCCTAACAGCACCATGGACTTGTTTTCCCAAGTACGGCTTGTCGATAACGGGGAAAGGCTTGGAAGGAACTACGGCGAATTCCTGAGGACGTACTATTATGCTCCGTCAATCCCTCATCGCCCTTGGGAGGCAAAAGCGTTTACCGCTGCTACGCTGGAAAACAAAATCGCGGACATTACCGTTACGCTGAAAAGTTCCGAATGGCTGGATATTCCCGATACCAGTTATGAGGATGTGGAAATTAATTTCACTCCCGAATTGCAGAAACGATACCATACCCTAGAGGAAGAATTGGTATTGGAGTTGAGCAAAGAGAAAATTCTCAATGTCGCTAATGCGGCGGCACTCGTCACCAAGCTTTTGCAGTTCACGAGCGGGCATGTCTATGATGAGGAACGCGGGGTGCACCATGTTCACCATTTGAAGTTTGATGCTCTTAAGAAAATTGCCAAAGAAGAAAAACAGCCTCTTTTCGTGGCATCGATTTTCAAACACGAGCAAGACCGTATTCGTCAACTTTTCCCGCAAGCCAAATTCTTTGGGGATGCCAAGAATGAGCGGACCCAGGAAGCTCTCTTGAACGAATGGAACGCGGGTAAAATCCCCATGCTCGTCTCCCACCCCGCGAGCGTGGGCCACGGGCTCAACTTCCAGCATGGAGGCTCTGTGATCGTCTGGATGACTCTTACCTACTCGCGGGAGTACTATGAGCAGATGATTGCCCGTCTCGCGCGGCGGGGGCAAAAAAACGTCACCAAGGTGTATCGACTAATTGTGCCGGGCACTGTAGACGACGCCGTAGCCGAAGCTCTGGCGAATAAAGCAGAGAACGAAGCACGCTTGATTTCCGCACTGCAAATGTTAGAGAGCTACCGAAACCAAAAACACTAAAATGACATACACCGACATTGAACTACTTAACTTAGCAGTTAATCGCCTACGTGAAACCACTGAAAAACTGCTCACGATTGCCCAATGCCCTACCTATTCTAATGAGAACACACCTGAACTGAAAGAGCTAAACGAAGAAATGATAGAAAGGTTTAGAAACTGCATGATTCTTAAAGCAGTATTTCAAACTATAACTAAAGGCAAAAGCATCGGACAATGAACATGTACGGCGTCGTTAATTGCCCGGTCAAGGCTGGGGAACGTAGAGCCTACATTTGGGAGAAATGAAAAACCCACAGTCCCACCAGCCTTTTAGAGATAGGCTTCTTGCGCAAGCGGGTTTATTGGCATCCGCAGAGAAGGGGTTCTCCGCTGAGCTAATCAGCTTCATTTGGGAAAACAAGTGGGATAAGGGATTCGAGAAGCTGATGCGGACACGCTTCCTTATGGGAGCACTGCGCTATGAAACTCCTGAGGTTTGCCAACAAGCCAGGTTCAAAGGCCGTCCATGGAAAGTGGAAACGGAAGACATAATCAGGCGCATACGGAAGTTTCAAGAAACGGGTAATACAGAATTCCTTGTTGACGCTGCAAATCTTTGCATGGTGTGTTTCCAAACAACGGATCACCCTAAGAAGCATTTTGACGCTCTCGATAGAACCGATACCAACTGGCAGGAGGTAAGATGACTAGTCGTAAAGGAATAAAGGCACGGGTGCGAAGGCACAACCCCGATGGACCGTTAAAACCGTCTCAATGGCTTATCCGCAACCCTGCCTTTGTTGACACTCCGCGAGAATGGTCCTGGGGAACGTCAAAGGATACCGCTACCATCTTTGATATTTGCGAAGCGGAGCTGGCTATCTCCTCACAAGGGGGTTGGCCCGTAGTCATTGAGGACACCACCAAAGAACCGGAGAGGATAGGCACGGTAAGAGCCGACACCGCTAGAAGGGCGGCGGGGAAATCCCAAGGCAGGCTATCTAACGCTGAGCGTGTTGCGATCGCACGCGACTCAAGGAGAAAGCTAACCTAGGTCAAAAAGCAAGAAACCCCTCCCCGCTGACACAGGGAGAGGCTGTACTACCCGTCATAAAAAAATCTATGGCTCCCGTTGCACACGCGGAACAACCGCCGGCGCAATGATAGCTGTGCCAGCCCCAACGGCCGGGTTGCCGAACCCAATGGCACCGGCGACCACTTGACCAGCCATTGCGTTACCCCCGCGCCAGTGCGCCCGCACAACCCCGGAATGCTTCATACCTGTAGCGGAGAAATGGAAAGAACTGTCCTTCAGATCAACCGTCTCATAATCCCCCCAGAAGCGCGCAATACCGCGAGGGGTCGGAATGGTTGTGCAGCCTACGAAACAGGCTAGGCTGATCAGCGACAGCAGAGGCAAAAGAATTAGTTTCATGGGGTGCCGATGGTCTTGTGTTCAATGTCTTCCGTCTTGGTCGTTGTGACCCGTGAAATCTTTTCCTCTACATGCCTTTCAATCCCATCGGCAATATCTCCGGCGCGACCGTAAAACTTCTCTACCAATGGACGGGCAATGATGTAGGTGATTGTTCCCACAACAAACCCCGCAAGAAAGGCAACGGCAGGATCGAGCGAAAGCTCTTTCAATACCGGGTGAAACATGCTGGCAATCTTCGGCAACCCTGTTCCGCTGATAATCCCGAAGATCGAACGCGCCAGGACGGTCTTGCGAGCTTCGGGGTGGGGATTGAGCAGCATGGCGCACACTGACGCACACAACGCCCCCAGCAGAGGCAGAAGGAACCATTGCAGCGCATATTGCTGTGCAGGTGGAGCGTCAGCTAGAAGCAAGCCGGAAGCTACAGCAGAAATGGCAGCGTATCCAACTAAGGCAATGTGGGAAACAGCGGGGTGCATATGGGCAGTCATAACACAGTGGTGTTTATGTGCAATCGTTTTCGGGTAAGGGTTCGGCCTTACGACAATTCAGCAAAGGCTTTTCCAGCCCTTAAGATTCTCCCCTTGTCGGCTTTCGTAAGACGTGGGGAGTTGCCAAGTTTGCGCATGTAGATTCGTCGCGTCATTCGGGACATTGCGCGACTATCAATTCGGAGAATAGCTAGATTGGACATGTTATTTGGTTTCCAAAAAGCTCATGAACTCGCGCATGCTGTCCCGGCTCAAATACGGGTAGACCGAATCGCTACCATGCCGAAGGAGAGGACCGGCCCAAGCGATAGACACCCGGACAAGCCGCGCGTAATACTCGAATTCAAGGTCCATCCCATCCTCAGGCTTTTTCATTTCCGCAATGAACTTTTCCACGGTGTCAATGCCACGCGCTTTAATGAACGCGCCCATGATGTCTTTCCCCTCTACGCTATCCAGCCAAGTGCTGTTATAGCTCACTTGGAAAATACCTGCTTCCTCCCCAACCTTATTGCTAATGGAAGTCTTGTTTGTTTTGTCTACACCCTCCTTAGGCTTCCAAGAGCTTTCCCGCCCGGCATGAACCCGCATAAGCTCAAGCATGGCCCCCGCACGGTGCAACAGACTTTCCCACATGTACACGGGGGTGTCGCTCATATCGTCGCCTTTGTGGGTGGCAAGCCGCGATTTGATAGCCGCATAAGCGTCAAGCGCAACGTGGTTCGGCGCGAAGATTTCAGGGCTATCTTTCAACGCTTTACGGCCCCAGGTCACAAGCTGATTGAGAAACGAAATCGGGGGCCGTCCACGGTCATCAATCAGATGAAACGTAGCCGCATAAGGATAGAGCGGAGTAACAGCAGAAGCGGAAGAGGTTTTAGAAGCCATAATGTGTATTTGTGAAATCGTTTTTAACGGACTCGGCGAGCGTAGATATAGCCAAACCCCGCCACACTACCAGCCGAAAAAGTGGCATTGCCAACAAGGTAAACGGTCGTTGTAGATGACACGTTAACCCTCTTAACCGGCACAGTGACGCTATCGAGAACGGATGATGTAGTTAGCTGTGCGCCAGAATAAACCGCTGAACCATCATTGGGGACGGTTGCACTTGTTGTATTGATGCCTCCGATTTTCTGAGTGACCGTTGCAGCAGAAGGCGAATAGCTCACTAAACCGCTCACGTCCCAATCACCAGCGGTTAGCGAAATGCTTGTTATGTTAGCCGTGGTAGCCGTAGTGAGCGCAACGGGTGAAGCTATGGTGATAAATGAGCTAACCACTTGCCCCACATTTCCAGAAGGTGCATTATCTGCTGCCGTAGTGCCGACAAGTCCATTTGTCACCGTCAATGCTCCTGCAATGATAGAGTCGCCTGTTACAGTAATTCCAGCAGGGACATTCAGAGAACCAGACACCTGCAAATTACCATCATACCCAACTTGGAAAATTGGAGTGGAGTTAACCTGCAAATCAAGCAAGTAACCGGTGAACCCGACTGCCGCGTTAACCCCAATACCCGTTCCATCTGTGCTCCAATTGGTAGACGCTGCCCCACTACCCTCCACCAATAAATGAGGTTTGGTAGTCGTGCTGGTGCCGCCGGTGAACCAAGTACCGGAGAGCTTAACAGCGGGAGTGCTAGCAGTCCCCGCAACGCTCATTACCTGAGCACCAGTAAAAGTATTTGCGATGGTGCCCGCACCTGTCAACGTCCCACCGCTAAAGCTCAAATTCCCCCCAATGGTTACACTCGTCCATGTGTTAGCCGCCGAACGATAGTAGATGTTATTCGTCCCGCTCAGTGCCGCCAGAGCGGTCAAGTCAGCGTCAAGAGGTTGCTTGCCATCAATCTGAGCCTGCAATGTGTCCTGCACGCTCGCAAGCTGTCCTAGCGAGGCGTATGTTGCTGACAAGTCGGGAATGTCTGTAGCAGCAAGAATACGGAACGTGGGTGCCGCCGCACTACCACTAACCGGACCAATTAAAACTGCTTTGGTGACTTGGTTTGCAAGTGCCGCCGTTAACGTCCCTGTACTGGTAATAGGTGAACCCGTCACATTGAACATAGCAGGGAGTGAAAGGGCAACGCTGGTGACTGTTCCGGCTGTATTTGCGCTGAGCGTTCCAGCGGAAAAGGTTAATCCTGTCCCCACCGTAATGCTTGTCCATGTATTTGCGGCGGAACGGTAATAAATATTGTTCGTCCCAGAGAGTGCGGCTAAAGCGGTCAAGTCCCCATCAAGGGGCTGATAACCCGCTGTAGCCGCCGCTGTGGTCAAATACGTTGCGGAAATATCAGGAACATCAGCAGCAACCAATACGCGGAATGTGGGCGCGGCGGCGCTACCTGTATTTGGACCAGCAAAAACCAAGTTAGCCGATTGGGTGGCAAGGGTTACAGCTAACGTGCCGCTAGAAGTAATCGGGGAACCCGTGACGCTGAAAATAGCGGGCAAAGACAAAGCCACGCTAGACACAGAACCGGAGCCGGAAAGGGTTCCACCGCTAAAACTCAAATTGGTTCCCACCGTCACACTTGTCCACGTATTAGCAGCCGAACGGTAATAGATGTTATTCGTTCCTGTAAGCCCCGCCAATGCCGTTAAATCAGCGTCAAGAGGCTGATAGGTAGTAGCCGCGTCCGAAGCGGACAAATAGACGGCAGACAAATCGGGAATATCCCCAGCAACCAACGCGCGGAACGTGGGTGTAGCTGCACTGCCAGTTGTCGGACCTGCCCACACGCGATTCGCTGTCTGGGTAGCGAGGGTAATGGCAATATCCCCAGATGTGATAATTGGTGAATTGCCTACAGCGAAGATGCTAGGGGCGGTCAATCCCACACTGGTGACTGTTCCTGTGCCAGTTGCGGAAAGGATGCCACCCGAAAAGCTGACTCCGCTACCAATGGCGACCGTTGTCCACGTGTTTGCGGCTGAACGATAATAGATATTATTCGTGCCACCCAACGCAGCGAGGGCGGTTAAATCCGCGTCAAGAGGCTGATAGGTAGTCGCTGCTGTAGCTGCCGTCAAATAGGTTGCGGAAACATCGGGGATGTCCGTCGCAACCAATGCGCGAAATGTCGGGGTTGCCGCACTCCCGCTTGTTGGTCCTGCCAGGATTGCGTGTGCGCTTTGGTCTGCAAGACTAATCGCCAGCGCTCCGCTAGAGGTAATCGGGGAGCCTGTCACAGAAAGAATAGACGGCACAGTAAGAGCAACACTCGTCACCGTACCGCTATTGGTGGCTGACAGGCTCCCTCCCGAAAAGCCTAGTCCGCTACCAATTGTTACCGCTGTCCATGTGTTAGCGGCTGAGCGGTAATAGATCGTATTCGTGCCCGACAAAGCTGAAATAGCTGTCAAGTCACCATCCAAAGGCTGATAGCCTGACGCTGCCGCCGAGACAGTCAAATATGTTGCTGACAAGTCCGCAATGCGGGCTGCCGCGAGCGTTCCTGTTACACTTCCAAAACCATTTAGCGCAAGGGTCCCGTCCTTTAACTGAACATTAGCAGAAATGTTTCCATCGGGGATGGTGGCAGGTAAATTAGCTGTCGGGAGCGTACCCGAAATGGAGCCGAACCCGGCGAGAGCTAGCGTTCCATTTTTCAATTGCACGTTTGCGCTCAACCGCGCATCCGCGAGCGTGCCTGTAATGCTGCCAAAGGTGCCAAGGGCCAACGTCCCTGTAGTTAGCTGGACAGTGCCAGAAAGGTTGGAATTTGGGAGGGTGCCAGTGATAGAGCCAAACCCCGCAAGCGCCAGCGTGCCTGTAAGAGATTGCTTGGCATTTAGCGCGCTCTGCAAATCAGTTTGGCTGCTCAGTGTGCCAGTGATCCCACCCCAGGAAATTCCACCGCTCGGCGAGAGCATTACCACCTTTGACCCGTCCCAGCCAAACGCTTGATTGGTGACGGGGGTTACTCCGAATTGATCGAAGGGGCCGCTTGCGGGTTTTTGCTGGAAAAGAAATTGCCCTGTGGTGGGCGGGGCTGCAAAAGCAAGAAAGACGCGGAACCAAGCAAGGAGAAAGATTAGCTGTTTCATACTGTTTGTGTATAATAAGGAACCGCAACGTCAACGCCACTGACTCTGACTTTAAAAAATCCCTGTACCGTATTCACACCTGGGACGTCTGTGGATGATCCAACTGGAAGGATTGGAGGACCGTCCGTTAAGTCCATTGGCTTATCGCCCTTCCAATAGACTCCATTAAACGAAATCTGCACATCCTCAGACGTAGGAGTAGGCGGCGTTACGATTTGCCGTAAAGTGAGCACCCCGCCGCCCGTCCCGCTGGCCGCGCCGATGGATACGGTTGTGTCATTGGTTCCGTCGCGAAACACTCCACTCGCTCCGGTGATTATGCCCGTCGTCGTGATGTTGTACGCGCCCTGGGCGAGGAAGTGGCCGGCGCCATTCACTTTCCATTTTAATCCACTTCCACCGATGCCCAGTTGCACTTCACTCCCGGTCAAAAGGAGGGGCCTAAATGATCCGGTGCCGCTCTTGTCTGTGCCGAAAATAAATGTGTTGGCTATAGCGCTCCATGTCCCGGTGAACCATTCGCCGTTACCGTCGTCCGTGTACGTGTTGTAAATCTGAAACGTCTGAGGATTCGTGCCGTTGCGTTCTGCAATCGTATTGGCGTCGACTGCCACCAAGTTGGATGGAACACTGATGCTCAGCGCGGTCTTGAAATCAGCGGCAGACAGGAGCGTGACGGTATTGTCGGCGTTCACGCGAACGAACGTGATGGCGCCCGGATTCGCGAGTGCGACAAAAGCCGCGCCAACTGTTGTTGCCGTCTGCGAAAAATCATAAGCAGCTTTTCCACGATCACCACGATAAGCTGTGGAACTCGACTCACCAAGAGCGAGTGTCGAATAATCCAAAGCAGGAATATCCCCCGCCGCCAGCAAGCGAAACGTGGGTGCTGCGTCAGCCCCGGAAGCGGGGCCAATCCAGACTACTTTAGCTGCTTGTGTACCGCCTAAGAAAGAAAGGGCGGCAGCCTTATCAGCGGACTGCATGAAAGACTTAATATCTTCGGAAGTAGTAATATTTGCCATTTTAAGGAACTAGGTAAAGGGACACACCATCGGGTTGGAAATATTGAGACACGCCGTCAGGCTGAACGTATGTACCTGAACCCCCCGGAATTGCCAACAAAGGAATTTGACCTGCAAAGCCGCCAGCCAAAAACACGTTAAGGTAGTTCCCTTCCGTGACAGAAAAACCAATTAACTGTGGCGGGTTTGGGATCATGGCACCAAATATGTTTTAATCCCGTCAAGCCAAAAAGCAAGCTTACGCCGAAACGAGAGTTTTGGGTGCAACCAAATTGAGGGAGTGTGGCAATTTTTCATACAGCGTTCAAAGCAACTTCACCAATTAACGTACCATCTTGATAGACCAACAGGTAAGCTTGGTCATCTGAGATTGCGAAGGTTAGACCAGCCATCATGGGGGCGTCAATAACAATTGTCGCCGGCTGGTTAACAGGCATTTGCAACATGACATCTGCACTTGCAGCCATTTGCACCGTACCTCCTTTGGTGAGGATCACGGTCAGCTTAACCGTGGTGAACTGCAAACCATCTAACAATTCACGAATGCCTGTAGAGCTAAGCGCAAGATTGCCTTGCGAGAAAGGCAGGATAACCAAATTGCCCCCAACGGATGCTGTGATTACGTCATCAACGAAAGCGACGTAAAATCCTCCTGTACCATCGGAGGCGACACCAGCGGGCTTTCCGAGGATAGCAAGCACCCGTTCAATGTCATACGCACACGCAAAGAAAGAAACATATCCACTCGTATCTCCATCAACCGTAAGAGTGAAAAACCCCGCGTATGCCGACTGGTCCAAAACAAGTTGCCAAAGCTTTCCTGATACTTGTGTAAACGCGCTAACGGGGGCGGTGTCGCCTGCGCTCCAATTGGCGGGAACGATACGCGAGGGGGCAACCTCCAAAACCTCAATGCGATACTGCGCGGGGGTTGAAGCTGTGCCGGGCGTGATCTGGAAAACCAGCACATCGGAAAGGGTGTTACCTTGAAACGTGGCTGTAGGAAGTTCCCAGATACCCCCAGAGGCTAGAGTGACGATGTAGGAACCATTGCCCCCTTCTACAGTCGTATTAGCTGGAAAAGCTCCTCCCATTAATGCCGTCGCCACTTCATTAGCTGAAGCGCGCGAAGCAATGGCTAGGGATGTGCCTGCCGTAGTGGTCAACCGCCAAAACCCTAGAGTTGGTCGCGTGTTTGGTGGACCTACTTGCAAACTAATTTGGTACGTCGATAAATCCTCTGCCACCAAAGAACCATTTTGCGCTTTTCTCCACGCACGCAAATTGATTGGCTCAGTCATCCCGAACACAAGCGGCGGAAGGAACAAAGGGGCATCCTGCCTACCCGGTCCTACAATAAACCGTCCTTCGTCAATGAGCGCGTTGAGATTCATAGCTAAATGAACACACCTTCAGGCTGTTTGACAACTGGCTTTGCCTTCTCCTTAGGCTGAACAAGCACTCCCGAAGTAGACTCACTGCCGGGTAGCTGCATAGCGATAGGCATAACTTCAACGTCTTTCCCGATTGGAGCAGCACCAAGGATCGGGCTAACTTGGCGAGGGGACACATAACCAATGTCGTTGAGAAATTGCCGTCCTTTTACCGCGATTGCTTCCATCTCCTCAAATTCATCCAAACTCTCTTTCAACTCTTCGGGTGTGTAATGGAATCTCTCCCCTCCGTTAACACCCGGTTGCAGCATTAGCCCCAGCTTCGTCTCTGTCTCCGCGTCCATTACCAAGCGTTCAAATATGTCGAGAGTTTGGCTAATCTGTCCTTGCTTCCGTGGGCGAAAAAACTGAAGTAGGACATCCACTTTTGAAATTCTACGGGAGACGAAAGACGATTTTTCCATGAGAGAGGTACGTTTCTAGCTGAACTGATGGGTATTGTCAATCATAACCCAACGCGGCAACGGCGGGGTCTTCCACCGTGGGAATGCTTATGCAAAGCAGCTGATTGGGCTTACACTTCACGGAGGTAATGACTACCTCAGTATCGTCATTTTCTGAGTTTTCCCATGGGCTTTCCAATGGGGGGAATGGTTCATCCGGCTCTGTGGAAGGTCTACCTCCGAAAATGATATTAGCATCGTCCGCTTGAATGAGTGTATTGTTAGATAGTGAAAACCCGCCAACTACATCACCTGTTACCAGTTTTCGCTTGGTGTACTCCGTAATAGTCGTCAGCACTACCGTTTGCCCTGGTCCTCCTAATACGGTGTTGAATGGGCCGGTGTTCCCTGCATACTTGGTAGTCCGTACACGCTCATAGTGGACTTCCTGCTTACAAAGCCACTGACGATGAACAATTGTGTTCTTAGGGACGTGTCCGCTAACCCCATTAACCAATTGCAGCCCAAGCGCATCCTCGACTGCACTCTTTAGCGTATCGGTTTCGTAGACGTTAACTAGCTCAGTGTATAACGTCTTTTCCTTGGGATCACCTCGACAAATAAACTTCTCAGTCATCAAGCGGGTATTGCCTGTATCTCCTGGAAAAGTTATCTCCCCAAACGTAAGTGACTTATTGATTTCGAGATATGGAGTAGACGCGTAATGGTCCTTCCTCAAATCATTTGACAAATTATCGTTATACTCGCCAGCCGGATCACCAACATACTGATTTGCTGGTGTGGGCGGTACTTCATCAAAAGACTGTGTGCCGTTGTAAATTTTTGGTGGAATCGTGGGAGTGCACCCTAGACTACCGCCGGAGATAACGGATTCCCTTCGGTATATGACAACCGCTGGCGAGTCCTTTGTGTACTGCCTAAATCCTTTCTTTCTCAAATAGGCTGCCTGCCTCTCAAAGCCAAATCCAAGGTCAACACCGCCCCCGCCCGGTCCTCCCACCATACTGGATTGCTGCCCTACACTGCACGGCAGAAAGTAAAAGTCGGTAGTAAATGTGGGCTCAGTTGCGGGAATTTCGATTGTCTGCACTTCCCCAAACGTAGAAACCGTGTAGCTAGGTGTCGTGTCGGTGTTCTCCTCAAAGATTTGTCTATAGCGCAACACACAAGGTCCACCTTTGGTGTTATCAATTTCTATCTTTACCCTAACCTGTTGCTCTGCACCTCCCTGTGCGGGGTCAGAGTTAAAAGCAGTGTAGGCACCACCCAACCACTCTCCCGATGTGCCGAAGGTGTAATCAGACCACTCACTAAACGGCCCCGCCCCCGTACCATCGAATACACGAATGCGGGTGCTAAATCCGATTCGGATTAAAACAGAATTAGGACACGCATTTGCGCAAGCGTCCGCAACCGCTTCAAACGTTCCTCCGATGTTCGGGTCTGTCTGAAGAAATGGTTGATTAGGAACACAACTCATGGATTTTCAGCGGGTAACTCCGGTGGAGGCGTTTGCGAAGGACCCCAGAACATACGCAACAAAACTCTTTCGCAGGACATGCCGACAACAATCGGGGTTACTTCCAAACCCCCAATGCGATAGGCAATTGCCTGTGTAATCTTACCTTTTTCCGTGGAGAACTTCCACAAGGCGCGAGAACTTGTTGGGGGTGCAACCCCTAACGAGCCTGCGGGGTCCACTCCGGGCAATACTCCATTAACAGATAATTCCGCAGAAGTCACAACCCCGTCAACGTCATTGTTGGTTGTGCAAATCAGGTAATTATCTGCGTCATCGTCAAGGTCAAACACGCTCCCCATATTGTCTGGGATGATATTGGAATTAATCTGCCCTTCGTACAATTTGACCTTAATTGTTTCATCATCGGTTTTTACCAATGACCAATCAAAACCGAAGGTAGTCGAACGGGTTGCGGGAGACGCGGAAGACCTACGGGCAAGGCTGATAAGAAAGCTAGTTCCAGACCCGCTAACGAAAAAGTCTTTTCGGTCGAATCGAAATAAGTCGTAAAGGACTCTCCGTAAGGTGTTCGCGTCAAGCATAGGATTACCCTCCGTAAGCCTCTTGCAGCCACTTCCGGGGACCGCTTAGCATGCCCGTCTTCTGTGTCTTGTAATACACGTTAGCGATGTTCTGAACCCGCACACCCGTATTGAGCCAATTACGTGTACCGGGGAGAATGGGGAGCGGGATACCCGGGTCAATCACCCGCCCGATGGAAGCGATTTCCTCTGAAGTGGGGTAGCTCAGTTCAACCGTAGTGCTCGTGTACGTCTCTTGCGGCATCAAGTAACTACGGAGCCCCGCAAATCTGCTTGGAAGCTGTGTAGGCTCATCAGGGTCAACTACGGGAAACCCAAGGAATTCGCCTGTGGTCTGGTCATAGTATGCACCATGTAACGGGGCGGTGGGGGTCCCGCCGATCTGGTTTACAAATTCGGGGTTGGACTCAATCGGTTCTTGCGAAGTCGTGAAGTCAACCGCAATGTCCAGCACTCCCGATGAACTGGTGAAGGACATATCTTTCCCCTCATAGTGCAAATCAATTTTGACATGGCTGCATTGCGTGCCGGTCGTCGTAATACGTAGAGAAAGCAGAACAACCCCAGGATAGTCCGAAGAAGACTCCCCTTGAGAAAAAGGAATTGGGCCGCTTAGGACACCAGAATATGAAACATCATACGTGGCAAAACTTGACTGCTCAACGTTGTAAACGCCACCCGGCTCTTTTGTCAGACCAGATAAACCGAATTGCGACATGTTAGTTACTGGCTATGGGTGAATTAGTTTGCGTGCGCGTAACCGAATCTGGGGCAGAACGGAGATACTTGTTAGCATAATCGGCAAGCGCCTGTCTTCCGGTCAGAGCTTCAAGCATTTGTTCTTGGACGCGTAATTGACTTTTCTGGATGTCCAGCACACTGAGCCCCAATGAAACGCCACCACCTGCGCCAATAGCTGCCAAGGAATCCGCCCCAAAGGTTGGACGGCGGGAATTATTCTCGTACGTAGTCGGGGGATTAGCTGCAAGACCGCTGTTGTATTTAGACAAAACCTCAGGAATTGAAGTAGTAAACTTTTCGATCATAGCGGCTAGGTCGTCGCTTTGCTTAAATTCGCCTGTCCCATTTCTTGTCATTATTCTTTCAATTGCTTCCGAAATGTTTTCCACCGGAGTTTTAGAGGAACCTGCATACCCTCCTTTAGCATCGGTCGGAATGAATGAGTTGTTTTCCCTGTTGTACGTATTCGCGTCCGCTTCTGCTTGGGATATGAGATGTAACCTAGCCATTAATTGATCTACCTTGGCTAGCATGGCATTCATAATCGTCTGAATGTCCACAAAAAAGCTGACAAATGCGCTCCCCATAGCGTCCCCAAATGATTTAGCAAAAATCTCCACTTCCTTCCATGCGGCTTTTAATCCGTCCTCCACCCCGGCTAAAAGGGATTCTGAGAACATGAATTTGAGCACATCAAACCCGATGCCCGCCAACCAGTTAAGCCGCTCACCAGCATACTTAAAAGCAATCTCGAATCCCTCTTTAAGCTTGCCCCACAACTGCCCATCTTCCGCAAGTTGATAGATGACCTTAAAAGCATTTGCGATGGACTCTCCAAAAGCTTGCCCCGCTGACACCAGATTAGCCGCTAGTGCCCCGTCTAGGAGCTTGGATAGCACAGGGGCAAGCCTCTCCACCAACCCAAGCCAGAAGCCGCGAATCTTCTCGCCGACCACCCACAGCTTAATGGACACATCCCGAAACAAGTTGGCAGAGCGATTTAACACCTGCGCATTTTCTCCAATGAGCTTTCCAACGGTGCCCAGACTCAAACCCTTTTCGACTGCATTGTTGAATAGGTAAAACTGCCCGGCCGCAATCTGCGCTTTGTGCCCGGCGTTCGCCATGTTTTCACCTAGATCAAGAATAGAGTCAATCGTCTCTAAAATAGCACCCACTGACTTGATCCCCGCATATGCAGCAATTGCGCCTCCCGCAATTTTGAATGCGGAAGAAACAGTTGAAGACATGCTCTGCGCGGCCTTCTTAATAGCAGCCGCACCCTTCTCAAAGTTGGAAGAGTCAAGCGTTACGCGTGCGCGTGCTTCGCTGGTGCGGGTTGCCATTACTGGATTATGCCTTTCTTGGTCAAAGGTTCAAGCGTTAAGTGCGGAGCCCAAAGCGGCTTGCCTAACTCCTTGTTCACATAGTCATGCAAACAAGTTCCCCATTGGATGAACCCTGTACCAAACTCAACGGGCCATTTCTCCATAAACCACTCGACTTTCTTAAAGCAAGTTGTGCATCCCATGTTGAACTTTACCCGCCGCAACCATTGCTCAAAAGCAATCCTCTGCCCCTTGACATGCATGCGAGGCATTATGTGGTGTAACTGTTCCCACAAAATGCGACCTGTAATAGCTTCCATCATAGCCCATTCCTCCGGGCTACCTCATTTTCTTTTTTGCAGATGTAAGCAACCATATCGGCGGTTTCCAAGTCAAGGGCTCGCTGTTCATCGGTCTGAACCTTGTTTTGCGTGAAAGCTGCCCCTGGTTGGGAATTAACCAATGTCTCAGACATGTTATTCCCCCCAAGCCTCTCCTCTAGCTTGCCCCGCCGTGGTCCTGTGCGCCTCTCTGTGTCCCTTGGATTTCCTCCAAGGGCAATGACAGAGGGGAACCACCCTGTAGCGGTAAAGCCCTTGGCGCTTCTACGCGCGCGAAGCTCAGCTTGAATCATTCGTTGCCTCGTCCACCGGACTCCACGCTTGGCAAGGATTTTGGGGCGAATCTTAACCCGAACGCCAAGCGAGTTGACTTTTGCTGTTATGTTAGCAAGCACAACCCCTTTTTGCTTGTAAATCTTTACCAGCCTAAGCCCGACATTCTTTGCCCTTCTCCGAAGCTCCTTTTTAGGTTCTACGTTCTTTTTCAAGTCAAGGTAACGCTTCAGCCCCCGCTGAAAATCTCGATCATCCCAGATAGCAGGCTCGCTCATCGAAAATTCCCAATTAAGATTTCCCGCGCCCTTCGCACATCGGAGGCAAAACCATTTTGCGCTTCATCCGCCCAAACAGTTTTAGCCCCATCAGAAAAGCCAATTGCATGAATAATGGCATACCCTTTGGCGGTTCCCATCTGGCATAAAATGAATTCTTCATTGCCCCCATATTTAGGCAGAAGCGCAGTGAGGTATTGAGCTAACCAATGGGGGCTTGCGCTTTTGGGCAGTCCGGCCCTTTCATTTCGACCTTAGGCGCTTCTTCGGATTCGTCCTTTACTGCCCTAGTCTTGGAGAGCAATTCAAGTTGTTTTGCAATATGCACCGTAGCTTCTGCCATTTGGTCTGTAGTAGCTTCACAAAGCAAATCCAATGCAGCATCCTCAAGCAAAGCCGGGTTCACCGCATACTTTTTCAGTAATTGGTTGCTGCACGACCACAGGATGAGCACTTCCGCAGTTTTTGCCATCATCATGAGAGCAAAGTCGCTATTGGAGGTTAGCTGTGTCCCATCGGGGGCAAATTCAATGCCTACAGCATCAAACCCTTTACGTCCTGTCAGGTAAGGGTTGTTTGCCTTCTGCAACGCCAGGATGACGAGCGGAGCCGTTCCACGGATGCACTTGATACCCTTGGGCAATGGGGTTTCGTCAAGCAAAGCCTCTGCAACTAATTCCTCTCGCCGTTCTTCAGAAATTGATTCTTGGTTAAGTATTGGCATGTTATTTCCTCATCATCTTTTCACTACGACGTTGTACCTGTGGCTCAGCTTCCAAGGGTTCCACTGCATAAGCAACACCCCGATGAACCGCACGAGAGAATTCGATCAACGGATTTACCGAAAGTTCTTTTGTGATTGAACACACCACATTCCAATTGGTGATTTGATCGTAACACTTTTGCACCGCCCAAAGCAATGTGCCTGCCATGTTTTGCCCGTGTGGTCCTATGTTTCGGCCCTTCCATTTCTCGCGCAACGTAGACAGCCTGAGCTTTTCCGCCCCACTAATTTCCTTGGTTTCTTCCTTTTGGGCTAGTTTGGCTATCTCATGAGCAAAAGCCACGTCTCCCGCCGTAATACGCCCAAAAACAGGGTCTTGCACTTCGGCTTCAAACCGAAACTCCAAATGCGCGCAATCCTCTACCCGGCCTGAGTTGCGATCTACAATTGATACAATTGCGCTCGCCGAAGCAACCAGCATAATAGGCAAAGAGTGCCGCGCCTGAAACCCGAAATTGCCTAGCGTGGTCGCAAGCGTAGGGTCCTTCGTACCGTAAGAAGATTGGTCCTCTGGCGGGGGTTCACTTTGGACGGCAAAAGCACTCATGAGATTTTTAACTCACCGGCTGCCTCGCTTGGTTAGCAAAGCAGCCAATGCCACGTTTAAGGTTTCGCGGCCTAGTAGTGGAAATTAAATCCCCGCGCTGTTATTCAGGGTAAAGCCGAACTTGGCCCAATCCCCGCGCGTGTAGCTAGGGTTCGCCTTGGTGCAGATGTAGGACGCGCCTGGGGTCATGTTGTTAGCCCACACACCAGCGGGGGGAGTAACGCCGCTGCCCACCGCATAGAGAGCAGCACCAGAGGCATTAGGGCCAAGAATTTCCCCGCTCCATTGGTGATCTGCCATCACGTTCTTTGTGAACGCTTGCACGTTCTCCCCGCAAGGGTCAGGAGTCTTCACAAGGTCGCAAGAAATATCAGCGGAATAGCTTTCCGCGTTAAGTCCAATGACTGCCCCGACACATCGGGAGAGGAGAGCTAGGGAACCAAAATTAGCCATAGTGTTTGGGTGTGTTTACGGGTTTAGTGCTACAGCATTAGCATAAGATTGAGACATAGCAACAACAGACAACGACCACGCGCACTTATGTTTCTTGTCTTCGGGCGTATCGTCCTTGCCTGTTACCATCACTTCGTAACAGTGAAAGTCTGGAACAGCCAAACTAAGTTTAGCGGCAAGTAAAGACGTAACCTCATTGCCTGTTCCAACTTGTTGAGCAGAGGAGCTAAACACTTCCTCCATGGCTGCACAGAGCGCGAGAAACTGTGTGAGTGTGTCGATGCTACGGCGATGCTTCAAACTGATTGAGGCAGTGACTTCCAAGTTGTACACGCCAGAAAACGGGGGGTTCCCTTCTCCGCGTCTCGCCGTCAAAATCAAGTCTTGGTTAACTAATGGACTATCCTCCGAAGTCCTACGCATGCGGATACGCGACAAGATCGGTTGCTGCTTTAGCAGTGCAGCAAAAGCATTTTCAGTTTTACGCTCTAGATCAATCGCCGACGTCATTTTGTGCTTTTTCCAAGAATAAGGTTAATCCCGGGTCGTTGTCATCGTGCTGCCCAATCATTTCGACAATTTCAAACCCATGCCAAATACCGCCCGCTTGGATTTTGAGGACGTCCCCGCACCGTGGCAAAGTAGTTTGGAATTGTAGCTTGGCCGCGATAACAGCAATGCGCCCTTGGGGGGTTTCACCACCAGTTTGCAAGTCATCAAGAAACTGTGCATCAGAAAGTGAAACTCTGATATTGGAGTTGTTCCAACGCGCGGGGGTAGGGGTCCAACCAATTTGCCCTGCCAGCAATCGACCCCTGGCAGCGTTGTCGGCCTGCGTGAGCGTATTGGCTGGCAAGAGGCTCGCAATGCCCGCTGTGCGGTTATCCGTCAGATTTTCACCCCAGAAGCCGCTAGGGTCATTTGCGTAAGCAGGCGAGGGCTGCTGTGCGGCTAATGGCTTGTTGCGGCTGCTCATGTCTTGTGTAGTTAAGCAAAAACTCCCGCACCAGTCAATGACCAATACGGGAGCCTCATGAAAAGGTCTTTGCTTATCCAGTAATCTTGTCGAACTGCGCGCGAAACTCTTCCGCCGTCCCGTCCCAAAACTTGAGCGGGCTT